TATAGTCGAGAACATAGAAAGATGTATTACTGGTGTGCTAATATGAAAAGAAAAAAAAAAAAAAAGAAATAGCCAATCTATAGTATTTCTACATGCCTAAATAGTTAAATAACTGCATGAATTGGATCAAAAAAGTCGTAGAGCACAATCTCGAACACAGCAGAAAATTTCAAGATCATAATAACGAACCTGACATAGGTATTTTTCTTGATTATTATAAATCTGTATTTTTGCATCATCAACATTCTATGCCTGCAGAGGAAAATTTTTTAACATATGATGACTTGCAACGCAAAAGAGAAGAAGCAAAAAGTCTTAATGATCATTCTTATCTGTATAAATGGTTTCCTTCAGATACTTTCGAAGATTTCAACAAAAATAAAAACTCTGAAAACAAAATTTTACTGCAAAAGTTTGGTTGGTTAGATGAAAACGATAATCCTGTTGAAGTAGATTATAAAATAAACGATTATGGCTTTAGGTGTAAAAATTTTTCTAACACAAAAGGCATAGCAACTTTTGGTTGCAGTTTATCTTTCGGCACAGGTCTCAATGAAGAAGACACTTGGCCTTACATAGTAGCAAAACATTTTAACACAGAATGCTGGAACTTGTCTATGCCAGGAAAAGGTTTAGATTATGTAGCAATGTTTTCTGCAATGTTTTTAAAAGACCTTCTACCAAACTTAGAAGCAATATGTGTTTATTTGCCTCCCACAGGAAGAAAATCAATTATTGTAGAAACGTCAGAAGACGATGACTTTGTGACTCTACAGAACATAAATTTAGATCACGAAAGATATCTTAACCAAGAAGCAATACCAACTTTTAAACATATAGAATTTTTAGAAAACAACATGTCCTCACACGATCTATTAGTAAATTTATTGTGGAAAAACTCAAACACTATAATGAATGAGTTAGGCTCTGTTGGTATTTTAAAAAGTATTGCTGATGATTACGATGTTCCTTTTGTAGTTTTAAATTCTGCAGATGTAAACATATTTACTGAAGAATCAAACTATGCCAGAGATTTATTACATCCAGGTACTGTGTTTCACAAAGCAGTTGCTGAACGTATGCTTTTAGATCTTGATATAGATAAATAGTATTATGCGTATCAATGAGATAATTAACGAGACAACTTCGTCAGGGGGAATAGCCACAGTTGCTATGCCTATGACCAAGATGGTTAGACGTCCAAGTCCTGTAACTAAGAAAAAGAAAAAGAAAAAAGTTTCTGAAACGTTTGTTATTAGTCACAAAACAGAAAAGGGTTATGTGGGTTACAATCAAGCAAAAATGGTTGCAAGTTGGTTGTTAAACAAGCAAAAAGACCTGGGTGTGTCACCAAATGATTATAATATAGTAGATACAAAAACAGACAAATCTATGACAGGATCTCAATTTTTAAAGAAATATGCAAATTTGTGGAAATAGCAAATGAAAGCAGTCAAAGGTAAAAATAATACTTTAAGTTTAATCAGTAGTACAGAAGCAAGGCTGTTCAATAAAGTAGACATGGAAAAGTTTGTTGATGTAAATACATTAAACGAAAGAGACTTATATATTGCAGAAGAAATGTATAAGAAAAATGTGTTAAGAAAAGTAAGAAAAGGTACAAAAGTTGGCTACAAAACATTTAAACAAAAAGAAATTATCTAAATCTTTAGACAACGCAACAAAAAACGTCATTAAAAGGGGTGTTTTTGTTGTTGATAAAGGTTCAGATGGACTTTATAGTGTAAAGAATTACTTTAATAAAAGTGTTCTTATAGGCGGCTTGCCCTTTGCCAGAACAGCAAAAAGCATATCTCAATGGTACAACAAAAAGCCAGAAGAAAGAAATGAATATGGTGCTCCAAGATTAGACAGAGTTCAAAAAGACGTAGAAGTATATTTTAAACATTACAATGATATTAAGTTTTATGAGTACACTATGTCTGTCACAAATGATGATGTGTCGTTTTACACCGCAGAAGCACGTTGCGACATGTCAAGATGCTATTTAGAAGACTATCGACAAAAACTATTTTCCGTATAATCACTTCAAGATGATAAATAAGAGTATAACAACTTTTATTTTAGGAAGAATATTATGTTTTTAAAAGAATTCAATCAAAGCGGTACAGATAGAATTGCTAAAGTGAATAAATTCTTAAACGAAGAATTTTCAATGTCTATCACAGGTTTTCCAAAAAGGGAAAAACTTGAAAGGATCAGTGCTATCACTGAAACAGCAATCAGTAAATTAAAATCAACGAATACTAAATTTCAATTAAATCCAGAATACGCAAAGTTTCTTGGAGTCAGAGATGTAGTTAACACTATGTTAACAGAGGGTATGTATGCAGAAAGTCCTGCATATCACGAAATGAAACAGCATTTAGTTTCAGGTGTACGAAAACTTATGGACAGTGGTTGTACAAATGAAGAAGCAGTTTCACAATGCATGAACGATTACAGAAAAGACTCAAGATGGTGTTATGATGACGAACATGTTCTTCCTATAGTTATCAAAGCCGCAAAAGAGTATGTCGAAGAAGGACCATTCGGTGGACTGGCTGGTGGAGCCGGCGGAGCCGCCTTAGGAGCCAAGTACGGTGCAGGCGTAGGCAACGCATTAGGTGGAGCAATGGATGTCATGGGCATACCAGGTGGAGATTTAATGAGAGCAGGCGGCGGAGCGGCAGGTGGTGCTATTGCCGGAGGAGTAGGCGGAGCACTTGTAGGTGACGAATTAACTGATTCAGTCAGTGAAAAAGTTCTCAGAGCAATGTCAGAAGAAGTAGGAATCAAGATTGAAGACGTAGCAAGTTACGATGCTATTGCAGAAAAACTTAACATGTTTGCAGGTGTTAGTGGTAAAAGTCCAAACACAGTTGTAAGATTCCTCGATGAACTTGACGAGGATACACTTCCTCAAGGAATCAAATACTTTGGTGCACAGGTGGCAGAAGCAAACGCATTTGTAAAAGCCAGAAAGGATGCCATCAAAGCAGGCAAGGACGAGTTTGAAGTAGACGGAAAAGTTTACAAAGTAACAGGCGATAAGTCACAGGAACTTGATGAAGCAATAGACCAACTATCAAGTGTGTTAAACGAAAAAGAATGGTGGAATCCTTTTCGTAAAACTACAGGGGATAAAGTTGGTGCCGCTGTAGACAAAGGTCTTGATGCTGTCAAAGGTGCTGGTGCCACAGTTTCAAAAGCAGTAGGTGATGTAGGAACAGCGGCCGCCAAAAAAATAGGCGATTTAGCACCAGAGTTAGCAAAAACGATGAAGGCCAATCCAAACTTAGCAGGAGCAGGCACACTTGGTCTTGGAGCACTTGCGGCCTATGGTGGTTACAAAGGATTAAAAAAATTACTTGGTAAAGATAAGAAAAAAGAAAGTATGTTCGATGACATCATCAATGACATACTTGCAGAAGAGTTTGAAGGCACTACAGTTGAAGAAGCAGAAGTTGTAATGGCAATTAGAGCATTGGTCGACGATATTCAAGACCATGTAGAAAGACTTGGTAGAATGAAGAACGAAGACATTCCAGCAATAGCAGATCAACTTAAAAACGAACAAGGTCTACAAGCGGCACAGTCATTTAAAGATCAAGCAGAACAATTACTTGACGACACATTAAATAGTGCCAAAGCAGGTAAAGAAGGTATAGACGGACTTATTGCAAGTATTACCGGTCAAGGTGGTGCATTACAAGAACCTATGCCAGTAAGTGAGCCAGACATGGACGACATGATGGCACCAGAAGTAGACGATATCGAAGATATTGCTATGGACGATAACGAACCAGCAGGAGCAGGTCCAGAAGACGAGCCTTTAGGTAGAGCACCAATAGAGGTTTAAATGTTAATTCGCGATGTCATAGTAGAGAGTCGTGAAACCGAGTTACTTGGAGCAATCCAGGACCTGTTAGCACGAGCAATGGCTAAAGGCATCAAAGAAATTGATATGGAAAAGTTTAAAATTGCTTTGGCCAAACAAGGTCCAGTTGCAGACATAGACGAAATAATTATTGCAGTAGATAAAACAGGTGAATGGGTAGCAGACATCAGCAAAGAAAAAATTGTTCCTAAAAATTCATCAGCGGCACTTGATAAGCCAGAGCCAAAAGATATTAGTAAAATGGCAGGCGATCAAGCATTAAGTGATATTAAGGCGTAAAGATGGCAGATATATTTACAACAGCAACGCAGGCCAGAAAAGATAGCAGAAACAATTCTGTAATTCACAACGAAATTAGAGCAATTGAAAGCAAAGTTATTGCAAATATAGATTCTGGTGTACTATATGCTAATGTAATTTCCAGTACTACTATGACAAACAGTAATGTATATTACAATGTTTGGAATGGCGTCACAACAGATCCAACTAAATTAGATCAACTTAACTATGTAAAAAAATACTTTGTAAATTTAGGTTACGGAGTAGACATCTTAACAAATTCAAGTTCAAATAATACTATTACTTGGAACCTTTCCTGGTAAGTAATAGTACATTCAAAAATTAAGAATCTTTTATGTTAAAGTCTAAGTACGATTATCCAAATCTCAAGCGAATTCAAACAAAGCAAGGCAGGAAATATGTAGGCGAGGATGATAATCCTGTGCCAAGTGTTACAACAATACTAAGCGATACGGGAGATAAAACAGCCTTAATTGCTTGGCGTAAACGTGTAGGCGAAGCAGAAGCAACTCGTATAAGCACAGAGTCAGCAGGACTTGGTACTAAAGTACACAATGCATTAGAGAAGTATATACTTCAAGAAGATTATGAAATCAAAGGCAATAACCATATTAGCATTATGGCAAAAAATATGGTTACTGAAATGATAGATAACGGCCTCAAAAATATAGATGAGTTATATGGTGTTGAAGTAGGACTTATTGCACAAGGGTTATATGCAGGCACTTCAGATGCCATAGGTATGTATGAAGGCGAAGAAGCAATTATAGATTTTAAAACGGCCAAGAAAATCAAAAAACGAGAGTGGATAGAAGATTACTTTTTACAAGGATGTGCATACGCATTAGCACATAACGAAATGTTTGGAAGTGATATCAAGCAAGTTGTTATTTTAATGGTTGATAGGGAAGGTAAGTTTGCAGAATTTATCATCAAGGGAGATGAATTTGACAAATACTGTGAAATTTGGGGTCAACGCCTTGGCGACTATTATAGTAAGATCACTTAAGATGATAAATACTACTATTAGGAGATAGTAGTAAATGGCTAACAACAACGTTATAATCTCAAGGATTCAGAACAGACGAGGTCTTAAGCAAGATCTACCTCAACCATTACGAGCAGGCGAATTAGGCTTTGCTGTAGATAGTAAGCAAGTATTTATTGGCAGTGATTTATCTGATTCTGTGTCATCAGGTTACAACAAAACGTTATCCTTTGAAAACACTACAGGCGCAAAAGACACTCTAAAGTCTATTGCCAACAACCAAATAGTTACATTTACTGTTCCACATATTAGATATGCAAAAGGTGAGTTCGATGGACAGACTAAAACGGTTAGTTATACACCTTCTACATCTAAAACATATACACTAAGTGACAGTAGTACTAACACAAGAAGAGTATTTAATGCAAATGTAACAAATACTCATATTGTAAACATTGGCACAAACTTATCTTTTAAAGCAGAAGAAATAACTGTAACAAAGAACGGTGCAAAGTTAACAGGGCAAAATAGTCCTACTATAGCAACAGTACCAGACTCAGGTAAAGATTATATATTAAATGCTAACAGTGATTTAGCAAATACTCACACCGTTACATTTAGAACATCTCCAGAAACTACAGATGAAATTGGTATCACTTATTATGGTAATAGTGCTGTCATACAAACTCTTGATGGTATAGAAAGCGGTATAAGTGATGCAAACATCTACGTTGGTTCAAGTGATATTAACTTTTACAATCAGTATCAAGTTCCTTCTTATCGACAAATTAATTCTAAATATATAAGAGTTAACGGCGAAACTGGTAGAGGTTATATTGGTTTACAATACAAGCATATTTCAGTTACTGCAGATTCCAATTCTGTTATAGATACATCAAGTTTGACATTTGGAAATTTACTTGTCAGCAGAGATTCGCAAGTTGAAAACGGCGCGGCTATTTCCCAATCAGGCAATGGCGCAACTATCACTGTATCTTCAGGGCACTTATATAACGTATCAAGTTATTTTAATTTTGTGTACATACAAAATGCAGGTGCAACAGACTGGATAAACAACAAAGCATTACCGGTAGATACTGCAGGAGCAACATCCTTAGAAATAACATTACCATCAGGTAATAGTTGGCAAACAGGTAGAGCAGTAACAACCAATATACAAGACAGTGGTACTGTTACTATTACTGGTTCTACAGATGGTTTAACAAATGGAGATTATGTAGTATTCTCAGGTGCTAATGCAAGTTACTTCGATGATGGTACACCTTATGTGGTATCAAACAAAACAGCAACATCTTTCCAGGTTACAGAAAGCAATGTATCAGTTGCAATATCGGGCGGTTTAGATTACATTAATTATGGTTCAAATAGTTCAGGTGCTAATGTACAAATTATAAGTGCCAATCACGGATTACCAAACGGTGCGCCTATTGATTTATTAGGCTCGAGCAATGCTACTGCAATTGGTAACGCACAATTTACAACTGTTTATCAAAATGCAAATACATATTTTATACCTGCCAATACAGCAGTAGTAGGTAATGTAACAGGTACATCAAATGTAGTATTAGTAGATTCAGCAGTATCTCATACACCCGTTAGAAGCATTGATTTAAGTGGTGCTACAACGTTAAGTGAAGCAGTTGGTGTAGTTAGTGCATTAAGTGATGATTATGCTTGGCAAAGTTTAAATATAGTTCCAGATACTTCTAACAAAGTTTATTTTACTCACAAAGAAGCATACAGTAGTGTGCCTTTAGAATTTCATCTACATGAGGACTCTGTAGGAACATTAGGAGAATTAAAATTAACTCCTGGCGCATATGATAAAGAAGATACTATTAAGGCTAAGTTAGAATTATTTTTACATAGTTCTCTTGAATCAACTGATGTAAATGTTTATGAATCGGTGAGTACTAATCAGAAATATAATCCAAGTGCTACAAACTTGAACAGTTACACTTTAGATATTGATGATACTTTTGATGAGATGGATTTTAACAGTAGAGGAGAAGCAAAAGATTTCTCCTATATTGTAAACAATTTATATTACGAAAAATCTTCATCAGATGTTAAAGGTATAGTAAATCTAAAAACAAATATAGAACTCTTAACATCCAGAGCGGCCTCGGCTCTTAGTGCAACATCAAGTTATGATACTCCGTCATCAGCAACGATATCAGCGGCAGGTACATCACAAAACATTGCTACATTTAACATTACTGGCGGTAGTCCTGCATACGATAGTTTTATAGTTGATTATTCTGTTAATTATGCAGGCTCAACACAAAACTATCAAAGAGTTGGAACATTATACTTAACTGGATTTGATAACAGTTCGTCTGGTAATGCCAATGTATCCATAACTGACAGATCAGCAGATGTTACTGATATGGCAGGAAATACATCATTGGTGTTTGGTGCAAGTGTGGCAAACAACATAATCACTCTTAATGTTGTTCATGGCTTAGGCCAAGTATTAAAGTTCAACTATCTAACTAAACGTTGGAATTCAAGATAATTAAAAATGTTTTATAAAGGTCAGTCAGAATCTGATAGACTATCTGCATGGAGAAAACTTAGACAGCAAGAATTCAACTCTATTGAAGAGTTGCTTCATGAGTTTTCAGAAGTAAAAATACTTGATAGATATATAGATTATTACACACCTAAAAGTTGGCCCAATGTTTTTGAAATAGTAAATGATGGATACTTTTGTCAAACTGGATTGACACTGGTGTTATTTGCTACTATGATTAATAAAGGTTTCATATCTGAGGGGGAATATAGTATGCCTGTGATAAGTAATAATAACACAGGAACAGTAGGTGCTGTGCTTAAAGTAGATAATTTAATTTATAACTTTTACACAGATAGAGCAGTCGATGTGGAATATGTAAAGGAAAACTCAGTGCATTTTCAAACACACATAATTCATTCAAAATCGTTGACTTCTAATTAGTTTTATAGTATAATAACACACAGGTAAATATTAGTTTATATTACAAACATTCACGGATACACACATGCAGGTAAAAAAGAGAGACGGCAGATTAGAAGAACTTAACATAGACAAACTACACAAAGTCGTAATGTATGCCTGCGAAAACATTACTGGTGTAAGTGCTTCTCAAGTCGAAATAAACAGTCAAATACAATTTTTTGATTCAATCAAAACAGAAGATATTCAAGAAACACTGATTAAAAGTGCGGCCGATCTAATCACTGAAGAAACACCAAACTATCAATATGTGGCAGGTAGACTTATCAACTATCATTTGCGTAAGCAAGTGTACGAAACATTTGAACCACCATGCTTATGTGATATTATTCAAAAAAACATAGACGCAGGATTCTATGATTCTGAGTTCACAGAACTTTATACCAAAGCAGAAATAGATGAACTAAACGAATACATTAAGCACGACAGAGATGAAGTATTAACTTATGCGGCCATGGAGCAATTCCGTGGTAAGTATCTTGTACAAAATAGAGCAACAGGTGAAATATTTGAAACACCTCAAGTTGCATACATGATGATTGCGGCAACATTGTTTAGCAAGTATCCAGCAGAAACAAGAATGAAGTATGTAAAAGACTACTATGACGCAATTAGCACATTTAAATTAAGTCTGCCTACACCTATAATGGCAGGTGTAAGAACTCCTCAAAGACAATTTAGCAGTTGTGTACTAATAGAGACAGGGGATAGTTTAGATAGTATTAATGCTACAAGTAGTGCTATTGTGAAGTATGTTAGTCAAAAAGCAGGCATTGGCATAGGTGCAGGTAGTATTAGAGCAATTGGTAGTCCTATTAGAAAAGGCGATGCAACTCACACAGGTGTTATCCCTTTTTACAAGTTATTTCAATCAGCAGTTAAGTCTTGCAGTCAAGGTGGCGTAAGAGGCGGAGCCGCTACATTATACTATCCAATTTGGCATTTAGAAATTGAAGACATGCTTGTATTAAAGAATAATAAAGGCACAGAAGAAACCAGAGTTCGTCATATGGACTATGGTGTACAATTTAATAAACTTATGTACGAAAGACTTATTGCAGGTGAAAACATCACATTGTTTTCTCCACATGATGTTCCTGGACTGTACGATTCCTTCTTTACAGATCAAGATAAATTCAAAGAACTATATGAAGCGGCAGAACGTAAAACAAGCATAAAGAAAAAAAGCATATCTGCTTTAGAACTGTTTAGTGCCTTTGTACAAGAACGTAAGGACACTGGTAGAATTTATTTAATGAATGTTGATCATGCTAATACACACGGAGCATTTATTGAAGATGTAGCACCTATTAGACAAAGTAATTTATGCTGTGAAATTGATTTGCCAACCAAACCGTTAAGCAATATTAGTGATCCAGAAGGTGAAATTAGTTTGTGTACTTTGAGTGCAGTAAATTGGGGTGTTGTGAAAGACACAACCGAATTAGAAAAAGTTGCTGATCTATCTGTTAGAGCATTAGATGAATTATTAGACTATCAGGAATATCCAGTATTAGCGGCAGAACTTAGCACAGTTAAGAGACGTCCTTTAGGAATAGGTATTATTAATTTAGCATTTTGGATGGCTAAAAATGATATGACGTATCAAGAGCCTAATTTAGAACTTATAGATGAGTGGGCAGAAGCATGGAGTTATGGATTGATTAAATCAAGTGCTGAATTGGCCAAAGAAAAAGGACCATGCCCAGGGACAAACGAAACTAAATATGGGCAAGGCATAACACCTAATCAAACATACAAACAAGATGTAGATGAGTTAGTAAAACATAAAGAAAGAAAAGATTGGAAAAATCTTAGAAAGCAACTTGCAGAAATAGGCATAAGAAATTCAACTTTGATGGCATTAATGCCGGCAGAAACGTCTGCTCAGATAAGTAACAGCACGAATGGTATTGAGCCACCACGTAGTTATGTTAGTGTTAAGCAAAGCAAACATGGTGTGCTAAAGCAAGTAGTACCAGGTTTTCCATACTATAAAAATAAGTATGACTTACTGTGGGATCAAAAGTCTCCAGAAGGATACTTGAAAGTTATGGCTGTTTTACAGAAATATGTAGATCAAGGTATTTCAGTAAATACATCATATAACCCAGAGCACTATGAGGATGAAAAAGTTCCAATGAGTGTGTTAATTCAGCATCTAATGATGTTTTATAAATATGGTGGTAAGCAACTGTATTATAATAACACTTATGATGGTCAGGGTGAAATAGATATTAACAAGGAAGAAAACAGAAAGTCAATAGAAGCGAATTTCGTTGAATCAGCAGATATTGTTGTAGACGAAGATGATTGTGAGAGTTGCAAAATTTGAAAAAGAAAATGAGTGTATTAGACGTAAAAAACAAATCAGATCACACTAAGGCCAAAATGTTCTTAGACACTAATGGCGGCTTAGGTATGCAAAGGTTTGATATTCTTAAATACAAACAATTTGAAAAAATTACTGATAAGCAGTTAGGTTTCTTTTGGAGGCCTGAAGAAGTTGATATCATAAAAGATGCTAAAGATTTTAAGGATCTTAGTAAACATGAACAACACATTTTTACAAGTAATTTAAAAAGACAAATACTGTTAGATAGTGTACAAGGACGTTCACCTAACCTTGCCTTTTTGCCTATTGTTAGTTTACCAGAAGTAGAGAATTGGATCGAAACTTGGGCATTCAGTGAAACAATTCACAGTAGAAGTTACACGCATATAATTAGAAATGTGTATCCTAATCCAAGTAAAGTGTTTGACGAAATGCTTGATGTTAAAGAGATTATTGATTGTGCTGATAGTATTACAGAAAATTATGATAGTTTAATAGAATATAATGAGTTAAGAAATAAAGGCTGGAAAGCATACAGTGAATACGAACACAAGAAACGTATTTGGAAATGTTTAATGAGTGTAAACATATTAGAGGGTGTTCGCTTTTATGTATCTTTTGCATGTAGTTGGGCATTTGCAGAACTTAAAAGAATGGAAGGTAATGCAAAAATTATTAAACTAATAGCAAGAGACGAAAATGTTCATTTAGCAAGTACACAAACAATGCTAAAACTTTTACCAAGAGAAGACAAAGACTTTGAAAAAATCAAAGAAGAAACTGCAGATGAATGTAAACAGATGTTTATGGATGCAGTAGAGCAAGAAAAACAATGGGCAGAATACTTATTTAAAGACGGGAGTATTATTGGCCTCAATGCAGAACTTTTAAAGCAATATGTAGAATACATAGCGGCCAAAAGAATGTATGCAGTAGGCCAGGAAAAGGTATATAATATGGGTACCAATCCTTTACCTTGGACACAAAAATGGATAGGTGGAGGCGAGGTACAAGTAGCACCACAAGAAACAGAGATAAGTTCTTATGTCATAGGTGGTACAAAACAGGACGTTGAAAAAGACACATTTAAAGGTTTTCAACTTTAACACACAGGAAAATTATGTACAATACAAAAGACTTAATTGGTAAGGTTATTACTGTAAAATTGTTATCTGGACTTGAGATTATATCTAAACTTATTGGATATGATGATAAGAAAGGAATATTAACAATAGACAATCCTAAAATAATTGTTGTAGCAGAAGGCGAAGTTGCAACTATGCCTTTTACCTTTACAGGAAATAGTGTAATGACATTTATAAGGGAATCTGATTGTTTAGCAATATTTGAATCAGCAGAAGCAAGTGCGGAAGATTATATTTCTCAATTAAGTGAACCTAAAGCACCTACAGAAGAATAAAAAAGGCATAAATAATACATTATGCCAATGTGTGGAAAAGTAGGTGGAAGTTTAGTCGGGCCAGGTATAGACTTAGGTCCCGGAGTTCCTAATATTCTTGTAGAAGGACAACCTATAAGTGTTATAGGAGATCTTGTTGCACCTCATGGCGAACCACCTCATTCATCACCTACAATAATCACTGGTAGCGGTACTGTATTAGCAAGTGGCAGGCCTGTTGCAGTTCAAGGCATATCCTTTGCTTCTTGCGGACATTCAATGATAACTGGAGCGGCAACGGTACAAATAGGAGCCTAAATGGCTTCTCTTATCTCAGTAAAAGGCCCTCACGCAAGAAACACAAATAATAGATTAAGAGTGCAATGGAACATGGGTAATTCTTGTAATTATTCATGCGAATACTGTCCTACAATCTTACATGACGGTTCTAAGCCTTGGTTAAAGACTGAGGTATATATTGACACTATTGAGCGACTTACAACGCACTACAACGCATTAAATAAAGTCTTAGACTATGAATTAATAGGAGGAGAAGTAACTGTTATACCTGGATTTGAAGATATAGTTAAAAAGATACATGAGTTAGGTTCTTCGTCGATTGTGTTTACAAACGCAAGTAGAACTATTAATTGGTGGAGTAAAGCAAAACATTATATGGATGGCGTAGTACTTACATACCACCCTTTAACACAGGATAAACAGCATTTTAAAGACGTTATTAACGAAATAAAGGATTTTGTTACAATAGACATAAACATTGCAGGAATAGGCGGACAAGTAAATAATTTAGGCTTATTTGTTGAAGAACTTAGAGATTTATTTAAAGATTGCAAATTAAATGATTATAACCACGTAAGTATATGTGTTAAAACTATGTACAAAAAAATGTTAGGTAAGAACAGTAAGCAAGAAACATATTGGACTTATACACCAGAAGAATTGGAAGTATTGCAAAGACCGGGAGTAAAGCCGATGCCATTGCCAGAACCACAACCAAATGAAGAGCATATCGAACCAGATCCTACTGCATGGATGACTGAGTTCTTATATGATGACGGTTCTAAAAAGTATGTGCAAAGTCATCAAATTATAAATGAAGGCTTAAACATTTTTAAAGGCATGAAATGTCATTTAGGCTTTGAAAGTTTAAATATAGATGCTAATGGTGATATTTATAGTAGTTGGTGTGGTGCTGTAAATTTTGGTAATATTTCTGATGAAAACTTTCAGTTGCCTCAAACAAAAACTGTATGCCCTTATAAATTTTGTAACAATATAAGTGATATTTCTATTAGTAAGACGTTATAGATTTCTTTTCACTGTTTGCAAATTCACAGAGTGTATGATATATTTCTTTTTGATAATTATCTCTGAGATTAAATCTGCTAGGCAACCAATCTGGTATATATGAATTACTTATAATTGTCATCTCTTCTAAACTTTCAAAAATCTGACCCATATAACTAATAGATATATTTTTATCATATGACTTGGACTTATTAAGATTAGGCAAGTTCACATCTAATATGCTTAACCCTTTATTTTTAACATAATTTTTTAACAAATGAAATCCTTCTAAAGATTTTCCTATATG